TTGTTGTTGAATGATACGGCTGCGCCCGAGGTCTACAGAGATGTGGTCGTCGGCAGCGTCGGATGTTGATAAGAGACAGCTTAGAGAGAGTAACAAACCGGGAACTTTATCAAGAAATAATAAAATAAAAGACGCTAAGTTCTTTTTAAAGTAATTAATAATTAATGGCTACCCTCAAGTAGGAGGCCCCATGAAAAGGAAAAATAATGACTGATTATTCACTCGTAAGTACTGTTAAAAATCGTGATGCACAACTTGATGCTGAACTTGCTGAACTTGAAAAGAAGCCGGATACCAATACAGATGAAGAAGTAATTGAAAAATCGTCTGGTGATAATACGAATTGGAGTAAAAGGTATTCTGATCTTCGTAGTTATGCAGATAAACAGATTAATGACTTAAAGAAACAGCTAGCTGAAAAAGATAAGGCAATTGCTGAAAATAAGAAAACTGAACTTCCTGCAACTGAAGAAGAGTTCGAAGCATGGCTTCAGAAATTCCCTGATGTAGCTAGAATGATTGAGACGCTTATTGTGAAGAAGTCACCCGGTGTTCCTCAAGAGATTGTTCGAGAAATTGAAACTCTTAAGGAAGATCGTTATGCTCTTGCAAGAGAACGCGCTCTTGACGATCTTCTTAAAATTCATAGTGATTTCTTTGATATCAGAGAAACAGAAGATTTTAAGAACTGGTTTGAAGAGAAAAGACTATCTCGTTCTAAGATTGATCAACAGATTTATTCTGCTGTTTATGAACAAGATACAGATGGTCTTGAAGCTGCAAGAGCAATTACTGAATATAAAAATGCTAAAGGTCTGATCAAAAAGACCAAAGATAAATTAGAAGATGCTGCATTTGTCCCTCAAGGACGTAGTTCTCAAACGAGACCTAATGCAGAAGATACTAATAAAGCTTACAAATTTTCTCTGTCTCAAATTGAGAAGATGAATATTCGTGAGTATGAAAAACTTGAGGCTGAAATTGATCAGGCTCGACGTGAAGGTAAAATTCTAGATGATCTTGGAGCCGCTTTCTAATCTTAGCTGGATTAAAGCTACCTCTTAGGTTACTGAAATTTACTTTCATAAGGAAAATAATTCTAAATAAGACTACCTATATAATAGACCTCCTAATGGTTAGCTCCCAAAAGGAACACTCTTGAGTATAGCCTCTTTCTATAGATTGGTTTTCGTTAAACTATCAACTTAAAACAATTTTAGAAGGATATAATATATGTCTAGTTATGCTTTTCAGACGGCGGCTAACTATGGGAATCTTCCCGGTGTAGCTTGGTCGCCGCAGATTTACTCGAAGAAAGTCCAGAAGGCTTTCCGTAAGAAGACCGTTGTTGATCAGGTTACTAACTCTGAGTACTTCGGTGAAATTAAGAACCAAGGTGATTGACTTCTTACATAGTCACCACTTCTCGTAAGAGATTTAAATAAACTAGGAGAATTCGGTGGAACTCCCTTTGGGACAATACCGAGCCGAGCCTCATCAGAGGAAGGTGTAACGACTAGAACTTAAATATTTTTCCTTAGCCTTCGAGCTTTTTAAAAGGATGTTTTATGAATAAAGAAAAGAAATCATTACTTATTGCCTTATCTCTTGGAGATGGGCATATAGATAGAAAAGGTTGTTTTCAAGCTACACACACAATAAATCACAAAGAATATGTAGAGTGGAAACAACAACTATTAAATCAAATTTGTACTCCCCACAAAAAATATCAAGCAAGAGTCTCTTACAGAGAAAGGTTTGATGATAGAACAGGGAAGATGTATAAATCTGGTACAGCTTACAAACAACATAAATATTTTCGTATTCTTCGAAATTGGTTATATAAACCACATAAGAAATATCAACGTCATATTTTAAATAAACTAACCCCACAAGGATTAGCTATTTGGTTTCAAGATGATGGTAATCTTAGAAAAAATATTTCAAAGAAAACAAATAAAGTTTCTTCTGTACAAGTATCTCTATATACACATTGTTCTTTAGAAGAAGCTGAAGTTGTACGAAATTATTTTAGAGAAGTTTGGCAGATAGAATTTGCTATTTATATACATAAGTTAAAGACTTCTATATCTTATTATCTTTGTGCAAATACTCAAAACGGATTGAAGTTTATTAATTTGATCTCTCCTTATGTTATTTGTAGTTGCATGAAATATAAAATTGATTTAAGTTCCACGAGAACCTAGCCCCTTAATAAGGGTGAAGATATAGTCTGAACTATATAGTAATATATAGAACTTAGAGGTAAACTCTCTAAGAATAACATAATGTCTGTAAGAATTATTAAAGAGCCTAAACAATTTTGGGCCATTTTACAGTAATGTAATTTTGAAACCAAGTGAATTGCTGGAAGCCTGAAATGGTAATCAGCAGCCAAGCCCTGAAAAGGGAAGGTTCAACGACTAGGTTATATCTATTTGTAGTAGTAGTTCTAGTAACTAACGAAGGATGAAATGAATAAAGAAAAACGTGGTATATTATATGGTTTAGTGCTAGGAGATGGAAATCTCTATTTAGCAAAAAATAATTTTAATACACAATACTGTAAGTTGACTATAGGGCATTCTCCTAAACAACAAGAGTATTTAAATCATAAAATTGATTTACTTCATTCTGTTTTAGGTGGGAAAAGGCCTAAGTTATATGAGTATAAATCATTTAATAAACAATCACAAAAAGAATATACAAATTTTCAAACAACTAAAACAAATAAATATTTTAAACAAATGCACAGAGTTTTATATCCATTTGGAGAAAAAGTATTTACTAAACAATGTTTAGATTATTTGACTGATCAAGGACTTGCTCTTTGGTTTATGGATGATGGTTCTGGAACTATTTGTCGAAATAAACAAAATAAAATTTGTGGTTGTATGATTCGTATAGCAACATATTGTTCTTTAGATGAAATTAATATTATTAGAGATTGGTTTAAAGAAAAATATGATATTGATATTAAATTTGATTGTGATAAAAGATCAAATCGTTTTTCTGTAAGATTAAATACTAAAAATTCTCATAAATTCATTTCAATTATTAAACCGTATATTCATAAAAGTATGAAATATAAAATAGATATAACCCAAGAGTGCTTGGCTCCTTTAGAAATAAAGGATGAAGATATAGTCTGAACAATAAGGAAACTTATTGAAACACAGTATAAACAACTGTGTGATAACATATTTGGAAATTGTGGTTACTCCGTATGCTCGTGGTTCGCAGCTTGTGGCTCAAGACCTTCAGGATGAAGACTTTATTCTGACGGTTGATCGTGCTAATTCGTTCAATTTCAAGATTGATGACATCGAAAAGATGCAGTCGCATGTTGATTGGATGGATATGGCTGCTGACCGTGCTGGTTATAGACTTAAGGAACGCTATGATGCGGATATCCTTGGCTATATGTCTGGCTTCGAGCGTACTGATACTCCGTCTTCGGTCTCTTGGGCTGCTCGTACTACTTCGGTTGGTACGAAGGCTTGGACGACTGCGGATAGTGACGAGCTTCTGGCTGCTAACAAGCTGACTCGTGCTTCGTTTGTTAGTGGTGGTTCTACTTCGGACTCTATCGTTGTAGGTACTAAGGGTACTTACGATGTTACCCCGCTTGAGCTTATTAACCGTATGGTTCGTAGACTCGATGAGCTTAATGTTCCTGAGGAAGGTCGCTTTATCGTGATCGATCCTGTTTTTGTTGAGAAGCTGACGGATGAGAATTCCAAGCTGATTAACAATGATTATAATCCGGGTGCTGATCAGCTTACGAATGGTAAGCTTATTGCTGGTACGCTTCGTGGCTTCTCAGTGTATAAGAGTAATTCTCTTCCGTACCTTGGTACTGGTCCGGGTACTATTGATGACAATGGCTCTTCGGCTAACTACGGTGTTATTGTTGCTGGTGTGAAGAGTGCTTGTGCTACGGCTCAGATGCTTACTAAGACTGAAACCTATCGTGATACTAACAGCTTTGCTGATATCACTCGTGGTCTTCAGGTCTATGGTCGTAAAATCCTTAGAAGTGAAGGATTAATTAGAGCAATCTATAACGTTAATTTCTAAACTTCTAATGCGCTTCATTAAAGTAATTTAATGTCGAAACTTTTCTAATTCGGTGAAACTCTAAGGGATTTGGACGGTCCTATGACAATACCGAGCCAAACTTTTAACTTAAGTTAATTGAAGGTGTAACGACTATTCCGCAAGGAAGTACCCTCAAGTGAGGGGAAATGGAAAGGACCCTTTAAGGGTTTTGATATAGTCTGAACTATATGGAAACATATAGCTGCGAAAGCGGGTAGAGATTAACGACCTCTATTGAACATATTTGAAAATCCTCCGTCCCGAAGGCCTTATTCGCGCTATTTATAACGTGAACTTCTAATTATAAGGAGAATTTTTTATGGCTACTATTTCTACGCTTAATAAAGACGGTACTCTTGATATGAGCCGTGGTGGTGAGCGTGCTGTTCACTACGTAGAACTGATTGTTGATCTCGCTGATGCAGTTACTGCTAAGGGTTCTGCTCTTGCTCAGGGCGACATCATCGAGACTATTTCGGTTCCTGCTGGTACTCAGGTAACGTTTGCTGGTCTTCAGAAGATTTCTGCATTTACAGGCTCTTCGACTGATCTTACTTTTGATTTTGGTATCACTGGTGGTGATGTAGATGCATTTGTTGATGGTTGGGATTTTGATGCTGCGGCAGTAAACTCCTATGCAACGGTTGCTTCGGCTGCCATTACTCCGGCTACTTTTGTCACGACTGCTGACACCCTTGATATCCTGTTTGCTACGCAGACGGGTACTGTTACGGGTGGTAAGGTTCGTGTCTTTGCTTGGCTTGCTGATTGCTCTAATAAGCAGAAGAAGCCTGGTATTGTCCAGCTTGGTACGTAATTAATTAAATTAATCTCCCCTTAGAGTAAAATCTGAGGGGAGACTCCTTTATAAGGATAGTATACTATGCCAAATCTTTCCCTTGCTGATAAAATTGTAGATGCATCAAAGACAGGTTCTATTGTTCCAGAACTAACTGCATTGGATGCTATTACAGATGGTGGTACTATTGCTATTGGAACTACAGCCGCAAATATTACAAATGCTTCAGTTGCTCATGCATTAAATGCTACATTTTCTGATACAGAAGTCGAAGCTGCTCTAAATGCATTAGGCACTAAAATCAATTCAATTTTGACAGCTCTTAAAGCTTTTAAAATTGTAGCGTCATCTTAAGGAATAATAAATGAGTGCAACAAATGCTTTTGAAACTGATCTTTTGGAGCTAATCTTCAATGGAACTACTATTACTAATATTGCTGATAATACGGCATCCAGTCCTGCTACTAATTTGTATGTCTCACTTCATACGTCTGATCCAGGAGAAGGTGGGGATCAATCTTCCAATGAAACTTCATACGGATCATATGCTAGAGTCGCAGTAGCTAGAACTTCAGGTGGGTGGACTGTATCATCTAATTCTGTTACAAATGTTGGAGAAATAGCTTTCCCACAATGTGATGGCGGTTCTTCAACAATTACACACTTCGGAATTGGGCTTGCTTCTTCTTCTACTGGAACTTTGTTAATAAAAGGTGAACTAGCTTCCCCATTAAATGTGAGTAACGGTGTAGCCCCAAGGTTTGCTGCTAGTAACTTAACTATTAATATTGATTAATTAGGAATTTAAAATGGCACTAACGATTTCTCATTCTCACGTCGCTACAGGAACAAATTCTGGTAGTGGAGAAGTACATAAAGAAGAATGGAATGCTAATCATACTGTCAGTGGTACTCTTAGTGCTGATAATTTAGAAGATGGGACTACTAATAAAGTATTTACTGGTACAGAGAAAGATAAGTTAGCTGGAATTGAGTCAAATGCTGATGTAACTGATGCAACTAATGTGGCTGCTGCCGGTGCTTTTATAAAGGCTTCAGATGATCTTGATGATATAACTGAAGGAACTACTAATAAGCATCTTACATCAACCCTTAAAAATAAGTTAGATGGAATTGAGTCAAATGCTGATGTAACTGATGCAACTAATATTGCTTCTTCAATTAATGGAACATCTGGAAAAACAACTCCTGTAGATGCTGATAGTCTAGCGCTTATTGATAGTGAAGCATCAAACACCCTTAAAAAATTAACATTAGCTAATCTTAAAACTAGTATTTGGTCTGCACTCGGTTCTCTTATAAACGGTGGAACTGGAAAAACAACTCCTGTAGATGCTGATATGATTGCTATTGCTGATAGTGCAGCGAGTAATGCTACTAAGAAAGTAACATTTTCAAATTTATGGACTAATTATTTATCATCTAAAGCTTTTGGAACAGAAAATGTTGCTGTAACTGGTGGAGCTACAGTAACTTCAAAATCTTTAGGGACAACTTCTTCTGGAACTAGGACTTTAGATGTTGGTGATTGTTCTTTACAACACTATACTAATGGCGGCGCTCATACTCTTGCTCCAGGGGTTATAACAGGTGCTTGTTTAGTAGACATTACTAATAATGGAAGTGCTGGAGCAATTACTACTTCTGGGTTCACTAAAGTTTCGGGGGATAGTTTTACTACAACAAATGGCCATAAATTTAGGTGTCATGTTTCTGTTGGAGATGGTGGTTCTTTGTTAATAGTTCAAGCTTTACAATAATAAGAAAGGTTATTTATGAAGATTGCATTAATTGATCATAATATTGTATATAAAGTTTGGGATATTGAAGAGAACCAAAAAGAACTTACGATAAGATATGATCTTCCGAATGGGGCTTCTTTATCACCTATCTCTAAAGGATGGTCTAATGGTATTTATTCTATAGAAGAAGTTCAAGAATTTCAAGTACCAGAAAATAAAAAAATTATCGGTAGTCCTTCATATAGTATAGAAAATAAAATTGTTATTGAGACCTATGACGTCGAGGACATTCCGCCTCCGCCCGTTCCTGATCGCGTAACCTCGCGGCAGTTCAAACTCCAACTTCTCGCCTTCCCAGCGATAGGCAAGGGTGAAACTCTGCTCGATGACGTTGAGGCATGGATCAGCACGCAGAGCCGCGCCGCTCAGGTTGCATTCGAAAACAGCGGCACGTTTGTCCGAACTGAGCCCATGATGCAGGCGGGCTTTGCCGCGCTCGGCTTTTCCGAAGGCCAGATTGATGCGTTCTTTACTGCTGCGAGTGAACTTTGATGTTAATAACAACACTCCCATTTATGCAGAGCGCTGCTTCAGTTGCCAACGTCGCTTATGCCGGCAATGCGGCCGCAGCCGCATCAAGCTCACCTCAGGCGTTCTCCAATGTCGCCATCGGCACGGCTGCTGCGGATCGGTACGTGGTCGTCGCGGTTGCGCTGCGAACCAATGGCACTCAGGCCGATGCTTCCGCCGTGACAGTCGCTGGCGTCTCATGCACACAGATCGGGACGGATGTAAATTCCGGTAGCAATCATCTGTCGTTCTGGCGCACCAACTCACCCATAGCCAGCGGTACCACGGCAAACATTTCCGTTGCATGGACCAACGCGGCAAACATCGGCGTAGCGACATGGGCTGTGACCGGCCTGCAAAGCACAACGCCGACCGATACAGACACGACCACAACCGACGCTGCGTCCGTGACGAGCACTGTCTCGGCTGGTGGCGTCCTCATCGCAGCGGCATACTCATCTTACCTTATTCCGACTTCGATCACCTTCGGATGGACTGGCGCGAGTGAGGATTTCGACGGCCTGTCGGTTGATGCTTCCTCCTACGCGTCCGGCGCATCACTCAATTCAGCAGCGGGCGGCAATGTCTCGGTGAGCGCGGATGCTTCGAACGCCTCAAACTTCATGATGATCGCTGCCAGCTTCCGATAGGTGCAACAATGCTCTACGCCAAAATCTCCAACGGACAACGGTACTCATTGGAAATTGAAAGGATAAACTAAATGGTTGGAATATTTGATCCTAATATTTTTGATTCGGGTATTTTTGATCTAGAGGGTTATTCTTCTGCTAATTCTACTATAGTATTTACTTCTTCTGGAAATATCGTCGGAGAGGGGAATTTAATTGGAACTTCTCTGATTAATTTTGCATCTACTTCTGCTGCAATTTCATCAGGAGAGATGATTGCTAGTACTATTTTTTCTTTTTATAGTACACCTGAATTAATAGCAGAAGGTATTGTATCAAGTTCAATTAATTTAGTTTTTTCTTATAGCGCTAAATTAGAAGATGTTAAAGATATAATAAGTGATGGAACTATTGTTATATTTAGTACAGCAGGAAATAGTTTAACCACTGTTCCAATATATAGTAATAATATTTATGGATTATCAACACTTAATAAAAATAAAATTTATGGAGAAAGTAACTAATGGGGAGTACTTTTATACAACTTACTAATAGACTTCTTCGTAGATTGAATGAAGTTGAACTCACAGAGAATAATTTTAACACTGTTATAGGACTACAATCAACAGTTAAAGATGCTATTGTTGATAGTATCAGAGAAATACATTCTAAAATCCCTGTTTTAGATCAAACAGCTTTCGAACATACTCAAGTTTTATCGGTTAATGTTTCTGAATATCCATGGCCTAATAGATTTATACAAGCTGATTGGAACTCTTTCGAAATTCAATATGATGATCTTTTAGGTATAAGATCAACAAAATTAACTTGTATTAATAGAGATGAGTTTTATTCTCGACTTAAAGATAATGATTGGGATAGTATAGCTCGGGGAGAAGGAAATAATATCCCATACTATGTAGCTCAAACTCATGGCACAGGCTATGTTGTTTCTCCAGTCCCAGATAAAGAATATACCTTAAAATATAGATATTGGATTAATCCATATGATCTTAATGCTCACGGAGATCAAACTTTAATTCCTCAAAGATTTGATTATGTTATTTTAGCTGGAGCTTTATATCATATGTATCTTTTTAGAGATAATGAAACAAGAACTGCTCTGTCAAAACAAAAATTCAATGATGGGCTTAAAGATATGAGATTAACATTAATGGAACATCCTAAACAAGCTACTGACACTAGAGTAGGAAGAAAATATGGTTACTAATACCCCTAATGATGGAATTTTACCATATAGAATTATTTCTAAAGGTGGGTTAAATAGTGCTGAAAACTACTTAGAGCTTTCTTTAGTAAACCCCGGAGCAGCAACTAAACTTGTTAATTATGAAACTAGTGTTTATGGTGGTTATCGTAGAATTAATGGCTATGTTGAATTAGATGAAGAGGTTGATGAAGATAACGCTGAAGGTCCTATTTTAAGTATATCTGGGTATAATAATAAAATTATAGTAACTAGAAAACAAAAATTAACTGATACTTATGAGTTTTATGAATGGGATAATCCTGGGTGGACTAAATTAACAACGGGAGTAGAAAGAGACACATCTGATGGTCAAGCTATTGTAAGAAGAGTTCGATCTGAAGTTTTTAATTTCGGTGATAAAGATCGGATTATTTTTGTAGACGGTGTAAATCCAGCATTAATGTATGATGGAACTGATTGGTCAGAGATAACTTCAGATGGAAATGGGACTTCAACTGCTGGTGGAGATCAAGTAATCGACAAACCTTCGGTTATTTCTTTATTTAAAAATCATATATTTTTATCTGGAGATCATGAATATCCTAATATTATATGTCACTCGGCTCCAAATGATGCAATGAATTGGACGGCTTCTGGTGGTGGGGGGCAAATTACTTCTGGTATTGAAGTATTGCAAATTAAACCTTTCCGAGATGAATTATTTGTTTTTAGTAGAGAAAAAATAAAAAAAATCGTTGTCGGTAATACAGAAGCTCCTTTTTTATTAAATGATGTTACTAATAATATAGGGTGTATGGCAAAAGATAGTGTTCTTGAGTTAGCAGGAAGTCTTATTTTTCTATCTCCAGATGGTATTAGACCTATTGCTGGTACCATGAAAATTAATGATGTAGAGATTGATAGTATTTCTAATTCTATACAAAGTTATATAATCGATGTAAATAACACATATGATCCAATATTTATTTCAGGAGTTGTTATAAGAGGAAAAAGTCAATTTAGATATTTTTTTGATAATGAAACTATTCCTGTAGAATCTAGTAAAGGACTCTTAGGGTCATTTAGGCCTAATAAGGAAACCCCTTGGGAATTTTCTGAAACTCTTGGTATTAGAGCTTCTTGTTGTTGGTCTGGTTATATTAATCATGAGGAAATAATCCTTCATGGAGATTATGATGGTAAAGTTTATCAACAAGAAGTTGGAAATTCTTTTGCTGGGAGAGATATCATTGCTATATATACTACACCATTCTTAGATTTTGGTGATACTAGAATGCGAAAAGTATTCCATAAATTAAATACTTTTGTTCGTCTAGAAGGGGATATTAATATAGATATAGGTGTAGTATATGATTGGGAATTAAAAAATGTTCAAAATCCCAGTAATTACAATGTCCAACAAACTACTACTGGTTTACAATACGATGATTTAAATACAATTTATGATTCTGTTACTAGTATTTATGCTATTGCCCCAGAGAGTATTTTAACTTCATATATTCAAGGATCATTTTTTAGTGTTCAGATTACTTTTGTAACCTCTGGGACAAACCCACCCTATACTATTTTAGGACATGTTTTAGAATTAGCTCAGCAAGGAAGAGACTAAATGACAGGATATATTCGACAATCAACTACTGAAATACTCCCAGGCGAGGTTGTTAAAGCTGAACCCATTAATAGAGAATTAAATAAACTTCAAGATGCTTTTTCTGGAACTACAGGGCATACTCATAGTGGGTCATCCGGGGATTCTCCACCGATTAATCTTGCTATTGGTACTACAGGAATTCTCCCTCAAAATAGAGGTGGTACTGGTGGTACTAATCCCGAAAGTTCTAGAGAAGCACTAGAAGCACAAAAACAAGATGATATTTTAGATAGTCTTTCTTCTCTTGAAACTTCTGCAAACAAAGGTATTTATCTTTCTGGGGTAAAAACAACGTCTACTTACGATCTTACTTCTTATGGAAGAGCGTTAGGTAGTTATTCTGATGAAGCTTCTTTTAAAGCAGGGGTTAATTTAGAAATTGGAGTGGATGTTCAAGCATTTAATCCGCAATTAAATTCTTTAGGTTCTTTATCTACTAATGGGATTATAACAAGAACTAATACTGATACAATTTCTGCGAGAACTATTACAGGGACATCAAATCAAATTACTGTGACTAATGGTAATGGGGTTTCAGGTAATCCTACAATTTCTATACCCTCTGGTTTTATATTTCCTGGGGGGATGATCGAGTCAAGTGTTATTGCCCCTGATACTTCTAATACTTCATTTTTATCTGCTCAAGCAAATATTGTTTATCTTATAGCAACTGGAAATAGAACTTTAAGTATTGGAGATGTTCCTCTTACTGGACAAAAGTTTATAATTATGTTTACTGCTGTAGGATCAAATAGACAATTAACTCTTAGCTCAAGTAGTTTTGCTTTTCCAGCAGGTTTTTTCTTAACACCAACTACTTCTGGTACAACTGATGTTATTGGAGCAATATATCATTCTGGTATTGGTAAAGCTTTAGTTGTATCTCAAGTTAAAAATATTGCTTAAGGACTCAAATGGCACTTAGTTATACTTCTTGGACTAAACCCAAATCAATAAGACAGGTTGCTGCTCATGAAAATGCTGGATTAACAGTTAACTCACCAACATGGTCTAATTTATCTGCAATGTTGACTCAAGATGGTAATTTTGCTACTACAGGATGGCCTAATGAGGATCAACAAAGTTATTCTTATATGGCTATAGGTTATAATTTTGGTTTTACTATACCAACTGATGTTATTATTAGGGGTTTTCAAAGTCGAACTCAAAGAATAGCCAGTGCTTATAATTTTCCATCAAGGGGTGTGACTACTAGTAGGCTATTTGTTACAGATAATGCTACACAAATTACTAATTTAGTAACAGATAATGCAAATATTCAATACGCATTTAGTGACCCTGTTAATAATTCTGATGTTTTATGGACAGAGAATAGTAAATTAGTACAAGAAATTAATACAGAAAATGATCTTCATAGTAATTATTATGGAACTACTATACCTATTTCTTGGAATGCAAATAAAATTAATAGTTTAGAGTTTGGTTATGGAATAGCCCCCATCCCTTTAAATACCGATTCAAGTCCAATTACTTGTGGAATCGATTACTTTGAAGTTCGTGTAATTTATGAAGTCATAGAAAGCATTCCTTTAGATGGCTCTATGTTATTAGCTTTTTAAGGAAAAATCATGGATAAAAAGAAATTTTATGACAATATTAGAGATACATTTACTCTTACAGAAACTAATATAAAAGGTTTTGATTATATTTTAGATCAAGCGGAAAAGTTAAATATCCCTCTTCACTATCTTGCATATATCTTAGCTACTGTATTCCATGAAACTGCTCATACTATGCAACCTGTAACTGAATATGGTTCTCAAGCTTATCTTAAAGGTAAGAAATATTGGCCTTATATAGGTAGAGGGTATGTTCAATTAACATGGGAAGTTAATTATAAGAAAGCAACTGATTATTTCAATAAAGTTTTAGGAATTAAAGTTGATTTCGTTAAAAATCCTGATCTTGTCAAGAAACCTGAATATGCAATTGTTATTTTATTCGTAGGTATGCAAGAAGGGTGGTTTACTGGTAAATCCCTCAAAGATTATATCGATAACATAGATGAAGATGATAAAGAAGACTTAAGAGAGTTTACTAATGCAAGACGTATCATAAATGGTACTGATAAACAAGTAATGATAGGTCAATATGCGATTGTATTCGAGAAGGCCCTTAAGGCTGCTGGATATGCCCTTAAAGTCACAGAGAAGCCCGTAGAGAAGCTTCCTGATGATCCCGGTACTCAGATGCCATCTAAGTCTAAAACCTCTATATGGTCATTTATATTCGATTTAATAGCATCTATATTTGGAGCAAAGAAATGATTAGGTGGTTAGCACAATATAATAAAGCTTTTGTTCCACTAGTAATGGCTGGTATTTATTTCTTAAATGCTCATTATGGAATAGAAATCCCTTTAGATGAAACTCAAGTCATGATAATCTTTAGTGTTATAACATCTTTTATTACTTGGCTTGTTCCTAATAAGTCTATGGAGGAATAGATGCTTAAATTTATTCTCTCTTTACTGTCTGGCCCTTTAACTCAAGTTTCAAATGATCTTCGAAAAGCTTATGAAGCAAAACTTAATGCTCAGAATGATTCCGAAAGGATAGCAGCCGAAGAGAGGATAAGTCTTCTTGAGTCTAGAAAATCAATTATTTTAGCAGCACAGTCTGACCCTTTTGAAAGATTTATCAGAGTAGCTTTTGCCACTCCATTTATTCTTTATCTCTGGAAATTACTTCTATGGGATAAAGTACTTGAGTGGGGTATAACTGATGATTTATCTCAGAACCTTTGGAATATCTTCTTTAT